GAAGGGGGATCATTATTTAATCCAGGTTATGTTGGAACAAGTTTCTATTGGTGGATCGGACAGATTGCCGATGATTCTTCATGGAGAGATAATGAGCTTGCTGGTAAGTTTAAGGATAAACATTCAATACCAGGTTGGGGTAAGAGATATAGAGTAAGAATTATTGGGGTACATGATAAAGAGGAGGAAACTATTCCTTCTGATCAATTGCCTTGGGCAAATATTATGTACCCTATCACCGCAGGTGGGGGACAAGCGGGGTCTACTCAGACTGCAAACCTCCGTCAAGGAATGTTTGTGTTTGGTTTTTGGATGGATGGTCAGGACATGCAAGTTCCTGTCATCATGGGAGTGTTGGGTAATAATGCACAGACATCATTAAATACTAAGTTTGAAAACTATACAGCAGATTCAGGAACTGCTCAAGGAAAGGAAGATAAAAAAGGAAATGCAAAGACAACGATTGGTGACAAGGATAAATCAGCAGACAAACCCAAGGATGAGCAAGCATCAAAAGAACAGGCTACGCTGAATAGTGATACTCCAAAAAATAAATTTGGATTACCTTTGAATGAAAATGCTAACCAATCACAGTTAGCAGATCTTGCTAGTGCAAAGTCTGAAGTTGAGGGTATGACTAATGAACTTAAGAAAAAGTTTCTTGGTTCTGAAAATCCTTCTCAAGAACAGATTGATAATTTTATAAGAAAGAAAGTTACTCTTGGGATGGAGAAAAGAGTTCTGGAATCAAACTCTGCTTCTTCTGAACCAAAACCTGGAGCAACTATAGAGTGTGCGGATGCACTACATCTTTTAGCAGCAGATGATATAAAAAAAGATGATAAGTATAATGAAAAAACAATTTTAATAGTTCCTGATGATATGGTAGGATCTTCTATCAAAGCAATGCAAACTGTATCAGAAAATCTAGCATTAAAGATGGAAAAATATTTGGGATCTATCGGTGATTATTCTGATGCAGTTTCTGGAGCACCATCTAAAGATGATATTAACGCTTTTATGAAAGACTCTGCTGGATCTATGTCAAAATATATGAAGGTTATTATGGATAAGATGATGGAATATTCTAGTAAACAATTGAATGAAGAACTGACTGAAGCTATATCAAAATTACCTTCTTGTATGAGAGGTGAGATGGGTGATATGATGAATCTCATTAATGAGAATAGTCTTAAAAAATATAATGGTATTACTAATAAACTCTCTGGATTAATGGAAGGTATATTGGATGATGCTTTTCAGTTTAATAAACTTGAGGCTAAAGCGATAAAAAATGCAATTGAAAATGTAGGAGTTACAACTGAAAGACAAGTTCGAGATGCATATACTGGTAATTTAATTACAGAAACTGTTATAGTTAAGGAGGATAACACTCATCCAGAGGTTCCTATTTGTTCAGCAGAAAGTATAATAGGGCAAGCAATATCTACTGTTGAAAAAGATATAATCAAATCTAATAC